CTTTCACCAGGAGATCCATATAAACCAAATCCAATATTATATTCTTTATTCCATTGGTTACATTTATCTTTCATAAATGCAAGAATTCTAGTAACAAGATCTGGATGTTTAGTATGAGATTCACCTGTTAATAAAATGGATACCTCATAAATTCCCATATAGCCTAATGATGCAGTACTATAACCATCAGAAATATATTTATCAATAGCTTCGCCTGGTTTTAATCGAGCTAATGCACCATCTTGCCAATGAATTGGAGAAATGTCTGATGTTGTACCTAATAAACGATCATGTCTAAAGATTAATGCTTTTTTACATAATTCTAAACGTTCTTCTAATAATTTAAAGAATGCTTGTTCTTTATCTTCTGCATCTCGTACTAATATAGCAATTTGCGGAAGATTAATTGAAACGACACCGATATTTTCACGGCCGTCCCATTTGTATTTACCTGTCTCAGGATCTTTCCAATTAGAAAGGAAACTCCTACACAACTTAATTAATTAAGCCGGACTATCTCTTCATTTATTTAAATAAATGCGATGCGCATTGAGTAGCACGTCTCTACTCTACTTGGCTACATTCATCACCAATAGTCTCTACACTACTATAATAATATAATAGCACGGTATTACCATTAAGGATTCACCGTTAGCCCCGTAAGGGACACCTGTTTTGTGATACAGTTCACATCGTTTTACATGGGCCATTATACGTTAACCCATGCAAGTAAATACTTCTCCATCATGTACTTCTTTTAATTTTTTAGCAGAAATATAATCAGGATACATTCTTTTAGCTGTACACTTAGCAGCTAATTCTGTTAAATAATAATATTTAGAATTTTCATGGATATTATGTTCATCTAAGCAATAAATTAATTTAGGGAAGCTTGGTGTAACATAAATGCCGTCAGCATTCTTTACACCTTTAATACGCTGTTTTAATACTTCTTCACAAATTAATGCAGCATAATTAGCATATTCACCATTAGGATTAAAATTTAAAAATAAAGTGACAAACGGTGCTTGCGTAGCCGTTCTCTACGTAGACTATATCTTCATCCTACTAATATAGGATGGGCGGCACTTCCATACAAGGAATTTCACCTTATATGTATAGACTTCATCTTCTGTTCTAGAAGGTATGTCCTAGTCGTTTGACCTTTCAGAAGATTCCTCTTCTGACTTGGCACCGGATTGCCGACAATCTTTATTATTGCCTTTCAACCAATTTTCTCTAGATATTTTTCTTTTAATTTCTTTTATTTCATCCATAGAAATTGGTTTTCCATTATCAATAATATCTCCATTAGAATCTAAATATCGAAAAATATGTTTTTTATATGTATACCGATCTCCTCGACATACTGCACATATTTTTGAAAAATCAAATCCAGGCATATCTTTAGCACAATCAGATGCACTATAATATTGCTTTCCTGTAGTAACACATAAAACTGGTTTGCTTGATTTATTATATTTACCAGTTTTTCCATACATATGATTTAATTCTCCGCGTTGAGCATCTCCTATTTTTTTCTTAACTTCTTCTGTTAAATAAGGATTATGCCCTCCGCCTTTTAAATTATAACCTTTATTGGGATTTGTTGTATCATAATATTCAATCCAATAAGATTCTTTTTTATCTAATTCTTCTAATGTTTCTGCATCGTCAACAATTCTCCATTTAAAATTTTCAACACCATATTTTTTCATAGCTCTAACAAATGCTATACATTTGCTATTATTATATTTTATGCTATTAATATGCTGTTGTTTTCTTTTATGTAATGTTTGAACTGTTTGTCCGATGTATCTTTTATTATTAATAATATTTAAAGCTTCATAAATGATCATTGGTTTCCCGGTTAGCACAATCATTATCCGTCATTTATTACGGAACACTAATTATCGTTGATTGTACACCACACTCTTGTGTGTTCACCGCCTCCACTTACTATATTACTATAGTAAGGGGCCAAGTTGACCATTGCTCGTATTTAAGGTTTGGATCTGGTATTGAATAGTTTGAATACCATCTTTCAGTTCCTTCATCATCATACGTTCAGCAATTTTTTCTTTGTTTACTTCATCTTCAAAAATTTCTAAATATTTATCATAAGATTTTTTAAGATATGGAGCCAAAATTTCATCGAATCCATTAATTGATTGTCCCGATTCATATTAGAGTAGAATTCTCAAAATATGGTCTGACTATTCCTTATTACAATAGAATTTTGCAATCAATACGTCTAGTCGATACAATTATTCAATAATATCAATTTTATATTTTTTATTAGTAACTTCACCATCAATATATCTAGATGTTTGAGTCCAGGATAAGTTTAAAAATTTTGCTAAAGCTTCAATTGTTTTAAATTCATACTGATCATTTAAAATTAATTTTTTAAATTTTCTTCGAGAATAAGCTTTGTTTTTCTTTCTATTAAGTACATCATATGAATGCTTATTATTTTCTGATTGAGAAACCCACTCTAAATTAGTATAGTGATTATTTAGAGGATTTCCATCTTTATGATTAACAGTGTTTTTTTCTTCTGTTTTTCCTTCTACAAAACAAATTGCAACAAGTCTATGAACAGAAAGATTTTTATCTCCTATTTTAACATAGTATCTACCAACTCTAGAATTTAAACAAGGTGTCATTAATGCATATTTGTTATAAGTTTTTTTAAAAGAACAAACTTGTCCATCGTTTGATACATAAAAACCATTATGATTTGGTATTTCTTTCCAATTCTCATCAATATCAATATACTGCATCGAAGATTTATTCATGTATTCATTTCTTCTATCTTCTGCTTTTTTATGCATTCTATTTTGATTTTCAACAATAGCATTTTTTATAACTTCATCACCAGAAGCGATTGTTCTTGAAATATAATCTGGTTTAACATTTAATATTTTTGCGATTTCAGAAACAGTAAAATCTTTATCTAATTTAGATTTTATAAACTCACGATGCTTATTTGCAAATTTTTGATTCGAAGGAGTTAAATAACTTTTTGATTTATTCTGTATTAATTTCCACTCATTATTAATTATTTTTGTTAATAATGATCTATTTAAACCTAATAAATTAGCAATATAAGATTTATTTCTTCCTTCATCAGTATATAACTTTTCAATAGTATCCTTTAAAAAATATATTTTTTCTTTATTGGTCATTTCCAAACCTTCCTTATTGAATAATCACGAGATTAGTCATTTCCAAACCTTCCTCGTTAGCCATGATATAATATCATAACCTTTATAATAAAATATAAATTTGTATTGTTTTAATTCGGCAGATTATTCAGTTAAACCGAATTGTCCAGATGCCACTTGAGCTATGATCTGTGTTGTAATGGTACAAGCAGTTTGGAAAGATTTAGGCGTTTCAATTAATTTGTTATTAATACGAGTTCCATTATCTAACATATCTTTAAGATTAATTAAACAACAATTTGGAATTGGCTGAATTAAATAATCCATATCATGAATCCAAATACTGCGATTATCATGAGCTTCTAAAATATCTCGAGGCAATAATTGTCGGCGAGCAATATCTTTAGATACTTCGCCTGCAATTAAATCACGTTGAGTAGAAGCAGCTTTTGCATTTTTATTAGAATTTTCATTAATTGTATCGACATTTGTACCATCGATAAGACCTAAAATAGCTTTATCAGATGTATTTTCTCTACGACGATATTCTTGAACAGCTCTATATGCTTCATAAGCACGAGCTACGTCTTTTTGCTTATGTTTAACCAAAAGATCGAATACCATTTTTTCGATACGCTTAATATCGATTTCCTGGAGCATAAGAGCTTCTTGCGTTATTTCTTCGGCAATAGAATTAGCTATTTTTTCATTATCTTTAAGTAAAGAATGTTGTGCCTTGCTTATGGCTACAACGATCTTAGATTTATCGAAATCGACCTTGCGGCCGTCTCTTTTAATTACGATCATTAATTAAACCTCATTCTTAATTAACAATTCGAAACCTTCGACGACAACAGAACGAGATCCATTAGCAAACTCGATAGAATATGCATCTTCTACAGTATCGGTAATATCGGTTACTTTCCAACCTTTATCGTATGTATTGAAACGAATGACATCGCTAACTTGAATATCGGTTTTTTCAGTTCCTTCTGTCATCCAATATACATTAGGAGTAACCGTAACAATTTTTACATCGTCGGCATATAAATGTTTTAAAGTATAAACTTTTAAAGATTGTTGTCCTTCGTATTTAAAACGTACATACTGTAGATTTCCGTTTGCATTAGGAATAAGCTCGTCCATACCTTCGATGAAGGTTCCGATCATCCTAGTGTCATTAAGTAGAGATATCCGGTTATCTCCGCCAAATAATACTTTCATATCATTAATCCTTTCTTGTTAATCGCGATAGTTAAAGAAAGTGTTCTATACAATAGAGCAGAATATATATTACGCATAATATACTACATATAGTATTTAATAAAACATAGAACTACTAAATCTATTATACCAAATCAGTATAAGACAAACAAATGATTTTATGGTATATAAAACTCTTCATATATTTTACATGTGCCAAAAAATAAGATATAATAGTAATAGTTAATTATACTTATTTAATATGAGGTATTTTAAATAATATGGCAAATATAAATTATGAATCATTATTCGCGGCAGAGCCAAACGAAGACTTAGTCTCTTGGTTATATCGCATGTATCTTGCTAAACAAGAAAACAATAAATTAACGGTAAAAAGAATTAGTGCTTTGGCTAAGACTTTTTTTGAAATAGATCTTGATGTTACGACGATTAATAGCTACTTCAACGATTTTAAAAAGAATCTAGCGCCAGCATCAACCGACGATAAATTAACGTCGGCAGCTGTAGATATGCTTCTTAACGCACATGCTAAGAACGTGAATAGCAAAAACCGATCTGAACTTAATAAACATTTAAAATCGATTAGTGATCAATTCTTATTAAAAGAATTAATCGTCGAGGCGATTTCTAAAATTGAACCTCTTAAATACGAATTTAAAGATCTTCAAAGCGGCGAGTCTGAAGCTGTATTGTTATTAAGTGATTGGCATCGTGGACAAGTAAGCGATAACTTCTTCAATAAATTTAATAATGAAATTTTCGATGAACGTGTCGAAAAATTAATGAATAAGACACGAGAATATTGCTTACTAAATAATATTAAAACTATTCACATCTTAACGTTAGGCGATATGATTAACGGCGGCATTCATGTTCAAACACGAATCGAATCTCAAGAAAATCTTATCGAACAAACTATCGGTGTAACAGAAGCGCTAAGTCATTTATTTAACAATCTTAGCCAAGAATTTAATTTAGAATTATATTTCTGTCGTGGCAATCATGATCGAGTAACTCCTTCTAAAGAAGAAGCTATGAATGGTGAATCTTTTAGCGATATCATTCCTTGGTTCTTAAAAGAACGTCTTAAAGGAAATGATCGTATTCATTTTAACGAAAATACCGTCGACGATGAAATTATCACGGCTAATGTTTGTGGACAACGTATTATCGGTGTCCATGGCCACAAAGATAATTTTAATAAAGCTATCGATAACTTGGCATTGTTTACGAAACAAATACCGGATTATATCGTAATGGGTCATTTTCATCATTCAAGAGAAGCCGACCTTAAAGGCGTCGAAATGATTATTAACCCATCTTTATGCGGTAGTGATCGTTACGCAGTAGACGGTCGTAAATTCTCTAAAGCCGGCCAAAAGCTTTTAATGTTAAATAAAGAAGATGGACGATATGCCACTTACTTTATTAGCTTCTAAACATCCGATAAAAATAAATTATCATCGCGATAATAAATACTAAAAAGAAAAAATCGGCTATGCCTTTCATATTATTTTCTCCAATCAAAAAGCCTCCTATTCTTTAGGAGGCTTAATTTTTTTTACAATTTTTTCTAACGTATCAGGATTATTATCTAAACCGAATATAGTATCGATACCGAATAATTCTATCGCATACGATGCTGCTCCTATTACGATAACAAGGAATGCAATCGATATTAGCACCGCCGATATTAAAGCTATCGGCATTAACAGTATACTAAAAAACGAGTTAAATAAATCAAAAAATTGACCAAGGATTCCGAATCCTAACGTTAAAAATAAATATAGATAAAAACAGAATTGTTTAGTCTTCCTTGTCATAGCCAGAACCTGTACTATTATGTAAACCAACAATTAAACAGCAGATCATAACTGCGAAGAACAAAATTATTAGACTCATTACAATCGTTGAAATAATCAATTAACTACTACCTCACCTTATTTTACTAACAAAGATAAAAACAAAAAGACTACGCCGACTAAAAAAATTCCTCTATAGATTTTATTCTTTTTAGGATCTTGTTCTGTAAGACTAAATAGTCCTTGAACTCCGCCATAAATAATAGCGATAATAACTAATATTAAACTTATTCCAAACATTATATTTGTAAGCATATAGAAGCTCCTTTTATTTAAATAAATAACTAATTAATAATCCAGCTATAACGATAACAATGCCAAAGAACGAGAGTATTAACATGATTAAAGATAAGTCAGGTCCATCTTTAATTAAGTCATTAATAACATCTTTTAAGATGGAAACTAAAATTCCGCCAACGCTAATTAAAAGAATTATTACGCCTATAGCAACAATAAACTTTCCTACATCCATTATTTATAGTCCACCTACTTTATTTTTTAGGATTAAAAAACATAAGCATGTTGCATGCCTTTTTATAATTCACGTGTCTAAATCTAAAAATCTTTTGTGGTTCACATCCACTAGCTGTCTTATATATAATAGTTTTTCCATTTAATTCTCCAGATACACTAGGAACAATATGGTCTATTGCATAGCTAGAACAGCATCGATAAATTTTATAACTATTTTTCTTTCTAAACTTTTGTATCATAATTAATTATCCTCAAAGACTTCTTCGAAGATTTTCTTTAATTCTTCTCCAGAAATATTCTTTAATCTTTCTTTAAATCTTGCCTTATAGGAGTCAATCATATCATCATGCTCTTCTTTTGCTTCTTGCATAGCTTCTTCATAGCCATTATCATAACCATCGTCATATCCTTGGTCGTATACATATTGATTGCTTTTTTCTTCGACATTATTTTCTAGCCATAAAGCAAGATCTTCTTTATTATCTTCATTTCTTAGATCATAAATGATGTCTTCAAGTGAAGTATTGTTTGTAAGATTTCTCATAATCAAAACTCCTTTTATTAAATATTAAATACGCAGCACTTAAAATAATGTATAATGTATAAGTAGTTTTATATATGCAGATAAGTTACTATTAAAACTCACCTTTCTGTAATTAAATAAAACTAAATAGTGCTGCGTATTATAAAAATATCTTATTACAATATATATGTTATGCTTTGGGGAAACATTTTTATATAATGTAATAAGACATAATGGTACTCCCTGCGGTAATTGAAACCGCATTAAGCCGTTATAAGCGACCCGTTTTAACCATTAAACTAAGGGAGCATAAAAAAACGACATATAGAATTTAATATAACTCTATATATCGTAAATTAAAAAAATGGAGGAGAAGGTGAGATTCGAACTCACGGTACGTTTCCGTACGACAGTTTTCAAGACTGTAGCCTTAATCCTCTCGGCCACTTCTCCATGGTCGCAGAGAATGGAGTCAAACCATTTTAGTATGGGCGCATTTCCATACTATTTTACTCTGCAATAATGGAAGCGGGAGTAAGACTCGAACTTACACTAAACGAGCTTATGAGACTCGTGTCTCTGCCATTTGGACTATCCCGCTAAGGAGCTGCGTATGCAGACCACAAGACAATTTATATAAGGAGAAAGGAGTTTATCATGAAACGTTAGTTTATTATATTAGAAAGGGAGGCAAACTAAACAGAAGACATGGGGTGTGTCTAGAATCACGCTATTAAGAGATTTTTCATATTTAGGAGGTTTGTCTTGTTTACGCACGATCTACATACGCGTATATAGAGGAGGAAAAGTATGATAGGCACCATGAAGACTATTACCTTCGTTGGTGCCATGGAAGTCCCTGAACACGGGGGGACGCTCAGGGATACTCCTCTTGTATTTAAGATAATGGGAGAACCTTAAATACAACTTTATTATACATTAATTATTTAAATAATGCAAGTATATTATTTTTTAAAATCGGCAAAGTTTAATTGGCTACCAGTTTTCATGTAAGCATTACAGTAATCTTGGAATACGCCAGGATATAAATCACCGATAGAACCATATGTTCCGCCACGATTAGGCTCAGACCACACTTCGATATGAAGATGCTCGTCATATGTTGCAGGACCATCAGGACCCATACCACCAATTATGCCTATAGGTTGACCACGCTTAATAGTATCGCCAGCTTTAACGAATATTTGCGCCATATGCATATATACAATAGTCTTATTCGTTCCGTTAGCAGCATTAACCATTACAGCGTTATAGCCCCAGCCAGTATCCATTACTGTACCGTCACATATCGATAATATCTCAGGCTTAGGAGAATCGGGAATAAACACGACGTCCATACCTTGATGTGTATGACTAGAACGAACTTCACCAGGGAAACCAGATAAACTAATAGACGGAATATATTGAGCCGCAAAGAAGAATCCCCATTTATCGTTATCGAATTCTGAAGCGTAAAACTCTTTAGATAATTCTTTATATGCGACACATAATTCAATAAGTTTCTCTAAGGAATTATGCGGATCCATTGGTTCTTCACGCTTACCGGTAACGTTAATCGTATACGGTTCCCAGAATTGAGATAACGTCCAAGATCCTTGATTTTTAATATCGAGATTAAAATACTTCTTAGATTGGCCGCCACTATTATTATTACCAGAGTTATTTGTTAACGCATATACAAAGTCTAAACGAGTTTTAAGATCTTCATGCTTTTTAAGTTCGGTAGTCGGATCTTTAGTCGGCTTATCGCCAGCAATATATGCTTCATTATAATAATAGGCTAGCATTACTAGCAAAGGATTATCGATTAAAGATTCATCTTTGAGCTTCTTAGTAACACTTTTAATCTTATTAATAATACCATCATAATCAGAAGTATTTAATAGACACATTAAAACAGCTAGTACGACAGTGTTGATATCTTTATGGACACCGGCATTTTTAATAGCTTCTTCCATCTTAACATAAGACTCTTTAGACTTAGCAATATTTTTAGCTTGATCTTTATAGCTACTAATTTTACTTACTGCAGATTCAGCTGCTTTTTTAAATAATGGAATCTGTGATTTAAAGCATTCTTCAGCGGTTAAATAAAATAAGTTATTAGTGTCGCCAGTCATTGCTGCACCAGCGGCTAACCCTGATCCATACATCGAAGGAGAATTCATCAGTTTAGATCCGTCATCGATAATTGACTGACGCCAATTAATAATCGGAACTTGTTCTTCGACAGGTACTGGTTTCCAGTCCATCTTAAAACCTTCAGGCCATTCATCTTTAAGATCTTTATGAGGATCGCTTTTAGTAAGAGACGCACCTTCAGCAATATTAGCTAATTTTAACGGCTCTTGATAACGCTTAATATCGATTAAATCACAGTAGTGTTTCATATTGGAATATGATAATTGGTTATTATCGAGAAGAACACTAAGATTAGCGCCGACCTGATTAAGAATTTCGTATACCTGACCGATAATCGGTTCGATACGAGTACTTGTCATATACTGATCGATCTGTGTTTGCATACCGTCGGCAACTCTGTCGTCCGTAAGTTGGCGAATAGCTCGATACTTTTCATAAAGAGTATTGCCGCCATAATACATATCGTTAATCGGAATAATACTCGCTAATCTAAATAGATATCTTGTTACGGTCGATAAATGATTCTCGACTTGAACCATACGTTTTTCGACGTCGCCACCCATCTCGAGAAGAGCTTTAGCTGTACTAAGTTCAAACTCGGTTGCCTTAATACTTTCTTTTACGATACGAGGCATATGTAATTCTAAATCTCGAATACGTAAATCTGTCGGGAACGGATCTGTCGGATTTGGCACCATACCAGGAGTCGGTACCTTAACGGCATTATCATGCTTAGTCGGATCGAATTGAATCTGACGTTGTGCAATAGATTGCATACGAGTCATCTGATATTTAGCAGCTTCACTACCGTAAGCAGCTACCGACGTAATCGGCAAACCGACGTTAAAACAGTCGTTGACATCGATTGTATCATAAGCATACAATGGCGGATTTAATTTCTGAGGACTTTTATCTTGAGCACTTAACGTATTGTTCTCGACTTTAGGATCTTCAGGCTTCTTATCTGAATCTTCTTTCTTAGCTTCAGGAACATTCTTATCATTAGTCTTAGTAACGTCACTTGTCGTGCTATCGACAGGCTTATCCTTAGAATCTTCTTTTTTATCTTTACCGAGTGTAACTTTATCGGTACTTAATGACTCGAAACCAGTTTTACCGTCTTTAAGAGAAACCGATTTAACTTCGGTCGCATCCTTAACTTCTTTATTATCGGCAGTCGTTTTATCTAACGTTTTACCGAGAGCCCATTCTGGTACTTGATTATATACCGATACAATATCGGGATAAACAGGTTGACACGGAGTTTTGCCGATCGCTAATTTCTGAGCATTAAAAACATCGTAATACTTAGGAGTTTTCTTTTTAGTAACAAACGTACTTCTAGTACCGGTATCGGAAGGAGCTGTAGCATTATAGACACCACCGCCATTACCTGCACCACCTGTACTAGAACCAGAAGAAGCAGGTACTTCGCCTAACAGATCGTCGCTTAAAGGAGTTCCTTTAATGAAATGATCATAAATCATTTGAGCATAGCCTTGACGTTCTGGAACGTTAGCCCCACCAGATCGTTCGAAACATTGTTCGAATGCTAATGTTGCTTGTGCAACATCGGTCATCTGTTTAATCTCGGGCCACTTAGGATAACCGTCACCATTAACCGGAGTCCATTCTAAAGGACCATTTTCTAATTCCCATAAACCGAAGTTCAACTGATCTTCTAGGTTATCAGGATTACCTTTAAACTCATTAAGAAAATGTGGCCAACGATAATCTTTATCCCATTGGCATAAACCAATATGATCACCTTCATCGGCATGAAGATTCCAAGTCGACTCTTGCATGATATTACCGAACCAAGCAGCTCTAGCAACTTCTGGAATATTTTTAGTGCCGAGATATTTCCAAGCCTGTTCTATTAATTGAGATATTTGAGCCATATACTATTTCCCTTCAAAACATTCGTAAATAATACGATTATATTCTTGATTTAGACAAATTAGTTCTTTCGGGATTATCTTAATACGATCTTTACAATGCTTCCATGTTGCTCTGCAGTCTAAAGATTGACTCGATATCGTTTCTAAAAACATTTCAGGTAAACTATAATATTTAGATAATGCTTCGTCGATATAATCTTTATGCTCTTGACCTAAACGAGAACTATTGCCGTCAGTATCGTATAATACAAATTCTGAAGTATATCCTTCCGGCATCGGTCCTTCATACGCCGTATAAAAATTATGGTTAAATAATTCATCGTAGCCATCTTCTATCGCCGTTAAATAATCGGCATATAGCAGATATAAAGCATACCGTAATTTCTTAGGTGAGATATTCGGTCTCTGTTCCTTAATATATTGAATAACGTCTTCTATATGGTTCATTAATTCACTCCATAAAAAAAGCCCTCATTCAAGGGCTTTAAAATATTCAGCAGCTTCTTTATATTCTAAAGAGTCCTGATCACATAATAATAAATCGATTAAATAATTGCATGCATCTTCTAGATTCATATGATAATACCTTTAATTTAAATAAGAACTAATTACTAATTAAAGTATATCATAAATTTTTAAATAAAAAAAGAGCATCCCAGCATTTGGTGTGTGTGGTCGAGTTGGTTGCTAGGACACTCTTGTTTTGTAGTCATATCGAAAGGATGTGATAGAGAGGTCTGGCATCCTTTTTGTATTTAAACAATAAGGTTCCTATTTACATCTAACTTATCAAAAGACAGAGGTTAAATAAATTTAATAGGCTATCTCCGTGTGCCCCACGGTTATATAAACGTATTTTGTTAATTTAGATCTCTAACCTTTATGAAGGTATCATTTGACTACATCCTTATTATAGCACGATTATTTTTTATCGTCAACTGCTACAAGTTCTCCGCCGACAACTTTCCATATTCTACCATCGGCAGCATCTTTACCGATAATATCTTCTCGAGTCATATAGTCGAGAGAATCGCTAAAATCGTCATAGATTTCTTCTAAACCATCTTTAACATAATTAATCATAAAAGCATTTTTATCGGGAAATGGATCGACAAAAGCTTCTTCAATTTGACCCTTACGAATACGATTATATTCTTCCATCGTCATAATACAACCGGTATTAACGTGTTCGATAAAGAATTCTGGATAGCGAATTTGATCGCCACTTAAACTCGAATAGAATCGGTCGCCTTGCCAAATGACTCTTCGTATTTGATATGCATCACGCATAATATCACCTTTATTTAAATAATATAGATTTAATTCTGAAACATCTATATATTACTAACATCTTATTTCAATTGATTATTTAAATAATTTAATCGACTCAAATAAGATGTTGTACTGCTAGATAAAAGGTGTGTGCATGTAAATTATCTAAACACTAGCAGTACAAATCTTAAATTTTTTGTTACGTAATATAAATTAAATATTAAATATCACTAATTATTTTTGGGCGCAACTATAGCTATTAAATATTCTTTAAATATAAGCAGATTAAATTAAGTTTGCTTAAGATCGCAACCAATCCACAAATTATTATTACTATATCGATCTAAAGATACTCATGTAAAGTATGAAACTGTTAAAAATCGGATTACACAAGTATCGTAACTTAATCATCTTAACTCACTCAATAAGTTTAATTATCTTAAATATCGTAACAGATTATTTATCCTAATCAACTTAAACATCGTAATAGCTTATATTATTTAACCTATCCTAACAGGAAACGTTTGTAAGTACTAAAATTAATCTTATAGATTGAATATTGTATTCCATACAATAATAATCATTCTGCGAGAGAAACGTTAGCTGTAGCTTATTAAGGAATCGCCGCCAGCTTATTTTAGAAGATTCATTCGCATTATTTAATCATTAAGCGACTGGCAAAGGTTTGCAAATTAAAAAGACGTTATGTGTGCAATCATAACATCTCATTATCTAAACCGTTCAAGCTGCCAGTCGAATCAAACGTTCTTAGCGAATGAATCCTAGGATTCAGAATCACGAATATTGTATATAGAATAAGATATTCTATTTTCCTGTTTTATATAGACTAATCCCGTGCGGCAGCACGAATTAGTAAAAAAATATATATTATATAGTTTTGCTTCACTAGAAATGATTGTTTCTTTATTACTAAAGCTCTTGATCATTTCCTACGATATTAGTCTGTAGTATACTCACGTATACCTCTAGTCTTTCCCGACATTTAGCGTTTCCGCACAATCGTAGATCCCGTCCTATTGCTGTATTCACCAATGAGGAATGTCCTCTTATTTTATTTAAGAGGAACGGCTAGTCCCCCCGGGTCTTATTTAACCATGGTAGCTTTTTAAACTTAATTAAAATTCTTTATCTTAACTGCAATGTTTTGTGCATTCGCTACTTTAGGCTGTATACGGACTTGTATCCCATTTACCCGCTGACGTTGATCCTGCTAGTTCCGACTTGAGTACACAAAATTACTCTTGCTGGTCCGGGATATAAACGGTATCGTATAGCTATCCTTCATATCCTATCCAACCACAAATCGCTATCGTTAACGACTGCAGATCCCTCGCTTTATTCATCGAGTATCGGCCTGCAAAATGTAGCTGATCACCGGGTCGATTTTCCTAGATGCGCTCGACCACACAACCATTGTTACGCCTAACCTATATTAACTCATCAGAGCAGGATAGCATTATCATCACGACAAGGCTTTCATATCCTTTATAGGCTCGTAACCCGCGCCATCGGGGTCCATACTATAGAGTTCTTAAATACAGGGCCTCTATAATACAATGCCTTCCATTACGTTTCCATATGTATATTTGCACTCTTATGTTGCAACTAGTGACATATTTCCATCGTCAATCCCTATGAAGACACAAGGTAGTTTCTAAATACGATTACATTAAATCTTATCTTTATTATAATTTATAATTCGACTGTTGTCAAATTATATATTACACTAAATTAAAAACTGGATACGAAATTCTGCAATTCTTTTTTGTACGAATTTTCATACCGATATAACTTTTGGTTATGGCCAAATCGAGTACGCACGTCAAGAAGTAAATGATATTGGTTATCAAGATTAATCTTTTGTTTCTTTAACGGTTTCTTTGCTAGAATAATTCGATCGAGTTTAAAGCTATCCATATCGACAATCTTTTCGACTTTGTCGGCATATTTATTAATAGAAATGACGTTGTCATCATTTTCATATTCGACTTTATCTAACATATCTTTATAGATAGCATTAGTATTATCTTGGTTGCCACTTACAAGACTACTTAAACCTTCATCGTCAAAATCGCCTTCGAGAACTTTTACGCTCTTAAGTTTTTCGGCCATGAATTTAATTAAGGTTTCCTGAACGGTACCAGCATAATACATATAGTAAATACTTACATTATTTTTCTGATTTAATCGATAACTTCTTCGAGCTGCTTGACGCATCGTAAAGAAGTTTTGATCGAGTTCATAGAATACGATAGTCGTAAAATCGAGCAAGTCTAGACCAGTATCGACCATACCAGGATTACAAATTACGACACGAACGCCTTCTTCTTTTTTCTTTTCGAACCATTCGATTCGTTTCATAGCAGAAGTTGAGCTCTTTAGAATAGCAGTTTTAATACCTTCCTGTTGCAAACGATCATAGATAATACTATTAATATCGTTATTTGTATCATAATAAGTGTATACTAGAACACATTCCTGATCATGATGGTTAATGATCTTCATTAATTCGTCGAGTTTATGATTATCGCGAATACCGGTGCCACGATATTCGATATAATCGTCGGCAATGAAACATGGATTATCGCTCCAAGCTGCGAGCTTTTTAATCTCTTGATGTTTATATCGAGCCGGAACAATAGCGTTAGATAAATTACCGATTAAATTATTATAGGCTTCAAGATTTTCTTTATTTAACTCACATTTAATAATAGATTCATTATAAGCTGGAAGTTCAGAACTAACATCGTCCATCGACATGAATACACAACAATTGCTTAATAGCTTAATAAAGATATTAGGATTGATACCAGGAGCATCTTTTGTCTTAATCGTGCATTCAACGTTAACATTAAGAACATCTGGTCTATCTTTTTCGATAAACTGAAGATCTAAATATCGACCCCAGTTATGACTAATTTTTACGTAATCGGCAGCATTTTCAATTCTATGAGTATGCCAATCATAAGGAGTATATTCAACTTCTTTATAACTATAACGATCTTTAAATTGCTTTTTCATGCCGCCACGAAATTCAGGATCTTGTTTCATATATTCTTGATATTCATTTTTAATTTTTTCAGGATAGAAATATAAGAACATATTGTAAAGATTTTCGGCATAGCCATTAAATAGTGTACCAGTTAAACCCAATATCTTTTTAGCGCAAGAAGCAAGTCGTTGTGCGCCATGACCTTGAGCACTGCCGGTTAAGAACTCGTGCATCTCGTCGACAATTAACATATCGACATTATGACGACCTTTGCGTTGGATATACCAGTCTAAACTTGCAAAATTAGAGGCTTCTTGCTCTTTAATATCGAGATCTTCGACATAATTATAAACTTTATATGACTGAGTATTTTTGCTATCAATTTTCTTGCTATCGATTAAAGAAGAGCAAGTTTTTATTTTTTGTCCAGCTAAGAAATCTTTGTAACAAATAAGCTCTTCTTTTTCACCTTTTTTATGAATACTTCTAGAAAAATATTCTAGATAATGAAAGTATGTGTGTTCACTTCCGCGATCGTTACGAACAGAAGCATTTTCTTTGCCTTTACTTTTTACATTCTTAGTATGGCGTAAACAATCGATACTAGTCGTTCTAGTTTTAATCACGGATTGTTTAATGCAATTAGGATTAACTAGAATATAATTAGTCGATAGTCGTTTAGTAATTTCAGGTTCAATTTGTTCGATATATTCTTTAGTGCTATTGCATTCATATATTTTTGCGTTAGGAGCTAAGATATTAATATCTTTACTCCATTTTTTAATCAAATGAGTTGGACACACAACGAATATATTTTTATTTAAACCGTTTTTCCATAGACTAGCAATACTAATAGCCATGCTAGTTTTGCCAGTACCTGGTTGAGAAATCAAGAAGCCGGCTTTTTCTTTTTTAAGATGACGATGCATAGCATTAATGATATTTTTTTGGTTAGTAAACAGATTAAAATCTCGTTTATAACCGAGATAATCACTTAATGCTTGTACTTCTTTATCGAAGCCCTTGCTCGGATCGAATGTAATATTAGTTGAATCGTTTACAGTAGCCGATAATTCATTAATATTATTACAAATGAAGTCGTTAATCGACATACCTTCATAAATATAATCAGGATTGTCGCCGTCATCAGCTTTTTGAACTATATCGTTAACACTATCAGAATAACAAGTAGTAGATGGAAAATTGAAGATCGTAAAACCGAGTTCTTCATTTTCTTTAATAGAAGAACAGCCTAATGCTTCTTCTGTGTCGAAAAATAAATCGACCAAATTTTCGTTAAAGAATAAACCTTTAGAATGTTTATTTAAAAATTTAATATAGTTAGAAACAAGTATTTTTTTATTCTCATGAATATAGTCAACTCGAGAAAAATTCTTTTTATATTCTAAGATAATACTTTCTTCTATGCCATCGATTAAAAATAAAACATAAAATTTATTTTTTGTTTCAGCATAGAATCTATGCATTGCAGACGGAAGACCGATTAAACTATTTGTCGATGTTTTTGTACTTTCTCGTAATTCGATACGAAAATCAGTATTATAATTCTTTTCATAGTATTCTAATGTGTCTTTTATTTTTTTGTTGTAAGATTTAGAGCCTGTACTATACAGATCTAATAAGATAAATGTATTAAAATCTGTAAATACCTTGGCCGTTAAATCTTTATATTTTTTATCGAAATTAAAAAAGGCTCTCCCAGATTTTTTGGAGAGCTTTTTAATTTGATTAATATCTACTTTCATTAGTATAAATTACCTTTTTCAATCTTATTAACATAGTTGATATATGGTCGGCCAGACTCAACTGATTTAAATTTGTAATCGCCGATATATTCAAAGTTAGTAAACTTTTTAGAGCCACCGACAATGTAATTGCCAGCAATTTTATTCTTAAGTTTATCGCTTAACATATACAAAGCGATATATTTTTTATCGACCGGTAATAAAGAATTAAATGGCTTATCTTTAATTTCGCCTGTCGTAAATTCGATATCGATAGCTTCATCAAGATAATCAACATAATTAGCATTACTATAAATAAATTCTGGAATATCGGTAAGAGAAAACACTTTTATACCTTCTCGTTCTCCGATAAGTTGCCCATTGCTAATATCGACTTTGCTATCGACAAAAATAATAAATTTATTCTCGCCACGATTAATATCTGATGGCTGAGGATTAACTGCAATAATGTTAGGCCAAATACGTCGATCGTGGAATTTATCACAATAAAAACTTGTGAACAAAAGTGGATCCGTATTTTCTTTAATCTTTTTTAGATTTTTAAATAATATAATATCGTAATCTGTGTTGATCCAAAAATCGACAGAAGTTTCCATTTTATTTTTAATGAAACTATATGGATTAAATTTAATGTTTTCATAATCGCAAAAATCTAAAATAATTTTAGTAAAGTCTTTAATGAATGTATTGTCGACATTTGGACAGATATTGTTAATTTCAGAAAATATTTCCCAGATTACAGAACGATAGAAGATAAAACGATGCAATGAGTTTTCGCCTAAAAAATTCGAATATAGTTTAATTTGAGTTGCAAATTCTTTTTTGATAGCATCGTTATTAAACTGCGCAAGATATTGCATCAAAATTTCTTCGAATTGCTCATGATCATTATCTTCTTCGTTTGCAAAATTTATTGCTGCCAAATATTCGTATAATTCCATATTATTATAGTCTGATTCAAATACATCAAGACGTTTACAAATTCTATCGACAATAAAAAATCGCGTAAGAACTTGAGAATAATAACGGATACCTCTTTGACATAAATAATATTCTTTAATTTTTAAATCTGGAAAATATTTTGCAAACATTGAATTAAACTGTTTTATTGCTTCTTTCATAATACTTTAAGTATTCCCCCTGTTTGTCAAAATATTCTAAACGTTTATTAATGCCACAAAAATCATAATAGCAATTAACACAGTCTACATTATTTAAATATAATATATCTTCATAGACACCCATTGCTAATAATTTTACGGCTGTTTTTTCTGGTAGAGATTTTAATTTAATTAAAACATCTTTCTTAGTGATCGATTTTATTTTTTGATACGTTTCTTTATCGACTAAGATATCGAAACCAAATATAAGCTCATCGTCGACAAAAACACTATTATAATTACTAGTGCTTTTAACTTCTTTCCAGTGGCGATTGATTACTTTTTCTTCTTTTTCTTCGACTTTAAAGAATTCATCTTTAAAATAATATCGTAAATAAGCTCCGATATAAATCATATAAGCATAAGCAATACCATGACTTTTATTGTAACTATATGACGTCGTATCAAGATAGATGTCGATAAGCTCTTTAATATTATTATCTTTAGAGATCTTCTCAACATTCTCAAGATACTTATGATCTTTATCTTTCATTAAACGATATGCGCTTTCTCCTGTCACATATTGTTCCATGATACTAATAAATTGTTCTTGATATACGACGATACCGTATGTTCTTGCAGTATAATCCCATAAAGAACCCTTTAAAAGAATTTTTTGGCCGTTTTTTCTTTTTATATACGTATCTTTATGTTTAGATCGAATAATCGCTAGGCTATCGCTAAGCTCTTCAATACTGCAAGGTTTAACTTGTTTAATGCAAGCAGAGCTATAATCTGTATCGATTTGGAATAATCCTTTAGCAGATTGCCATATCGATTTCCATACATCGGTATCGTTAAAATTAATTTTAATATTATGTTCGTCGATAATCTTCTGATATTTACCGACAATAGAAGAGCTCAATATATCGTACTTAGGAATGTTCTCAGATTGCAAAATTGCCATCTCTCCGCTAACTTCTTCAGCTTCGTATATATTATGTCTATCGATACAGTAACTCACCGGGTTAAGCCGTTTTTTGCCGTTTTTATCGATAGTATATACTCGCCAAATATGACCTTTATATTTGCGATATAAATAACTAATTAATTCTTCTCTTCTATCAGCATCCACATCTAGATCGATGTCAGGCTTATGTCCGCCAATAAAACGAGTAAAGCTTAAATTATATTTAATCGGATCGACCTTCGTGATTCCTAATAGCCAAACAACGAGACTTCCGACACTACTGCCTCTACCATATCCAGTAGCGATCTTTTTATCTCGACAAAATTTACAATAGTCGAATACTATTAATAAGTATTCTTCCATTTCTAGTTTAAATAATGTATTTAATTCGTCCTGCAAACGATCGACATATTCACCAGATAACTCTAGTTTATTTAAACGATCATAGCAGTAATCTGAAATGAATTTTTGAATATCGTTCATACAGGCCTCCTTTTTTTCTAATAAAAAAGAGCTCCATAAAGGAGCCCTTATCACATCACATATAAATGTGCGTAAATACTTATATCTAATGATTAGAGTAATTTAGAATCTACATTAAATACATGATATTGAATTTGACCGAGAATTTCATACATCTGTAATGTTGTATCGATATTTTTTGTCGTTACAAGAATATCGCCCTTCTCGGTAACTTCAATTGTAAATTTTTTATTTTTATTTTCTTTTTTAGATTTTTTCATAATAGACACCTGCTAACACTAACAGCTAACATTAGCCGTTAATGTTAGCATTCAATTCTATATGTATATTTTAACATATTTTTTGTTTACCAGCAATCTGGACAAACAATTTTTTTAGTGTCTAAATCGTATACAGCACAATCGTCACAAATTACTTTGCCACACTTGCTGCATACCATCTTGTATTCTTCTTCACATGGTTGACCACATTGTTCACAACGAAAATATCCTTCAGGAACTGAAGGCTGATCTGATGTGAGTTTTCTCCACCATGCTTTAATTTTCTTAATCATAGGCCATACCTCTTAAGCTCTTTGTCGAGAATTACTTTAGCAGCACAATCTTCTTCGACGCTTCTCATCGCTATACTCAACTGATCTTTATATTTATTAAGAACTCGTTGACGGCAATCTTCATATTCATTACTAAAATCTTTAAGTATGTGCCGATAGTATGGAACTTGCCTATTCTTAATAAGACCAGGCAATTCGTATTTATAGATATTGGCCATATCGGCTAAATCTTTATCTTTATCGAGCCATACAATATCGGGATACAGATCATATTTACCGAACATCTCGATAGCTTGATCGACGTCTTTTTCACCATGCCAATCTCGATCGTAAACGATAACGGGCTTTAAACCAGTCGATTCGATAAGATTAACATGTTTATCGTCTAATATGGTACCCATTGTACAAACACAATTTTGTAACCCATATTTAGTTGCTAGTATAACGTCGAAACAACCTTCAGTTAGATAAATATAATCGATGCTATAGTTAATTTTATTTAACCCATACAGATAACGGCTCTTAGTAAAGAACTTATTCTTATTATCGACAAAATACTTATTAGCAACTTCGTCATCGATAGCTCTTTTACAAAAACTAACTAGATGATTATATGCATCATATAACGGGATAGTAATACGACCTCTAATGTCGTATCCTAAATTCCATTCACGAACATCGCTACCAACTAATCCACGACTTAAAATATACTTCTGAGCTTTTTCGCTATGCTTAAGATTTTCTATATAGCCTTGATTTTCCTTTTCATTCGATTCGAGATAAGCAGTTTCTTCGTTCTGAGGTTTTAACCCAGTAATTTGAATCGCTTTCTCGATAGCATCTTGGAAGCTTGCTTTTTTGTCGCCGTGATTCATCATCCACCAGATAAAGGCTATAGCGTTACTGCCGAATAACCTTTTTTCGGTATTCTGCTTACCGACATGACAACCGAAGCAAGCCCAAGTTTGAGCGCCATGTTTATTCCAAATTTTAAAACTCGGAGTTTTATCGTTATGATCAGGATGAGGACAAGAAGCTTGCCATAGATTACCGACTTTTTGAACTTTGGTATACTGATTGGCAAGCTTAACAATGTCTATTTTTTCATTTAATCGACGGATAAATTCTGTAGTATATTTCATTATTTCTGACATTCTCTTACTATTAAAAGTGACGAGATTCCTATTTACACTTAACTTACTTTGTATTAATATAAATACTAATATAAAACAGAGGTTAAGTAAATTTAATAGGCTATCCCCGTATGTCTTACGGTTATTACATATATTATATAAAATTTAAAATTCTTAATCCTTCATTTAAGATATTAATAGCTGCATTGATATCTCGATCATGATGTTTTCCACAAACTGGGCAATCATATTCGCGAATGTCGAGATTTTTAATATCAGAATTCTTATAACCACAATTTGAACATAATTGGCTCGATGGATAGAAAGTATCTATTTTAGAAATTACTTTTCCATACCATTTAGCTTTGTATTCTAATTGTCGAACAAATTCAGACAAAGAAGTATCTTGAAATGATTTGGCCACTTTATGATTTTTCATCATATTTCTAACTCTTAATGTTTCAATGCAAATAATATCATATTCTTTAACTAATCTAATAGAAAGTTTATGTAAATAATCTAATCGTTGATTTTTTATCTTTTCTTGAAACTTAGCTACTTTAATTTTATATTTAAAATAGTTATTGCTTTTGAAAATTTTTTTAGATAGTTTTCGTTGCATTTTAGCTAGCTTCTTTTGAGATTCTTTAAAAAATCTAGGATTGTCTATTTTTTCACTAGTATTAAAGATTGCAAAATCTTTAAGACCTAAATCGATACCTACATTTTGATTGGTTTTCTCAAATTGTTTAGGCTCGAATTCTGTCACACAAATACTGGCAAAAAACTTGTTAGATTTAGTTTTAGAAATTGTAATAGATAAAATTCTGCCAGATATTTCTTTATATCCTCTTGTTTTTATCCATCCAACTTTAGGAATCTTGATTGCATTATTTTCAAATTTTAGATTTTTACTAGATTTATAGGAGTCTTTATAAGATTTTTTTGATTTAAATTTAGGAAAATTGGTTCTTTTTTTAAAAAAATTTTGATAGGCTGTATCTAAATTTCTAAGTGCATTTTGCAATGCACATTTATCTGGAACTTTAAGCCATTTATTTTCTTTCTTTAATTGAGTTAATTCTTTAGAACACTCATTATAAGTCAAGTTAATATTATTTTCTTTATATAGAATTATTTTTCTATTTAAGAAATAATTATAAATATATCTTACACAACCAAATGTTTTTTCTAATAACTCAATTTGATTCTTATTAGGATATATTCTTAGCTTATAAGCCCTTTCCATTTTAGATTTTACCTTTCTTTTTGACTCTTAATATAATCTATAATTTGCTGTTCTGTATTTTCTGATACAGTACCAACATAATAACTCGGATTCCATAAATGACCTTTAGGAAATTGTTTTTTTAATTCAGGAATTTCTTTAGCAAGCAATCTTGCAGAAACTCCCTTAAAGGCTTTAATGAAATTTGAGACACAATGTTGTGGTTTACATGATATTAACATATGAACATGATCTAAATCTATATTTAATTCTTGAATAATTATCTGATTATCTTTAGCAATCTTATTCAAAATATCAATTAATTTAGCCTCAATTTCTTTTGTTAATATTTTTCTGCGATATTTTATGCACCAAACAATATGATATTGGATGGCATAAACATATCCGCGTCCATGTGTTACATTCATTATATTACCTCCTTTATGATAATATAAGTGTAACATATGTAGATTATTTTTTCAAGAGTTTAAAAGGATTATTTTTTATTTTTTTAACAATATATGTTAATCTTTATTTTGTAAGACAATAATTACTTACATTAAAATACCACTTTTAATATAATGTTATTATATATAATTATAATTTTTCAAAGAATAAACTACATTTATCCTTTAAATTATTTAATGTAAAAAGCATCGTCACGATCTTCATATCGAACATTAGTTAATTCTTTACCATTGAGTAATACTTTACCGTCGACAAACTCAAGATCTTTTTTAAGATTAGACCAAGAGAATTTAGTAACAGTTTTAAAGTATTTATCATCGTCAATACCTTTAACTTCTTTTTCGAGTTCAATATCGTCATGATCGATAAGTTTTTCTTGTTTGCGATAGCCAGCAGTGCCTTCAATAAACTTAACAGATTTTTTACCGGTTTCTTCGAGACTAGACTGAATGTACGGTTCTAACATTTGTTGCAACCGTTCAATTTCGAAGTCATAAGAACTGCATTTACTATCGACAAACATTTTAACTTTATCCTTGTAAAGCTTTAACATTCTTTCTGCTTCAGCAATATCGTGTTCTTTTTGTTCTTGAAGCTCTTTAATACGTCTAATCGTATAATTCGCTTCATCGATCGTACTAACGACAGCAAGATTTCGATTTTCTTCGTCGATGAAATTCTGAAGCTCTTCGGTAAAACCGAGTTCAGAATTTTTCTCTTCTTCGATAAGATTAAATCCTAACATATTAATTATCCTTTCTAATGATACGAGAATGATATCCTTCTTTTTTATTTACGATCTTTAATGCGATTTCGTCGTAACTATCAGTAGCTATTAACTGATATACAAATACTGTATCGTGATTACTGCTAGCTCTTTCGATACGTCCATGACGCTGAGTCTGGATTAGATAACTGTCGGCTGGCTCCATCTCAATGAGGTACTTGGCCGATTGACAATTCATCATTCTTATGTTAACTTGCTATTTCTAGCAAGATCGGACTCTATCTTTAATTTTACAATTAAATAACGTTGATATTTTCTTTCAAGATAAATAGTAGAATTTTCATATAAAGAATTTAAAAAGTTTAAAACATTTTCTTTTTTTGTTCTTAAAATATACAAACCATTGCATTGATTATCTTTTTTTAATGACAAATAAGGATATTGTTTTTGAACCCATTTCATTAAAACTTTACCATCACATATTGTAGCAGATGGAGTTGTTTTTTCAGCATCGCTTATCATTCCATCGGCATCTAAAAGACCTCTTATAAAATGTCGAATTAAATGATTTGGAATTCCGGATGGTTCTGGTTCATTTAAACTTTTCCTTGGAATAATTCCTTTGTCGATTAATGCTAATGACAATGGTCTAGAAGAAATTCTTATATGTCCAACTTCTGCAATATTGCCAGAAGGCATTTTAACATTTACTTTTTTTATTTTTTTAGTTGTACATTTTAAGAAGTCTAAAAATTTTTGTAAATGATTAATATCAGAATATTTTAAATTAATATTTAATCTATAATTTAAATAAATACTGCCGTCTGATCTTGGTCTTTTAAACTCTTCTATTTGACCATCACCCATAATAAATCCTGCCCAATAAGCTTTTTCTTCCGTATCTATAACATCAAAGACAGATTCGTCATAATCATGCTTTTTTGATCCTTGTCGTACAGTTTCATAGTTCGTTTCAATATTTAATTTTCTTAATGCTAAACGTATTTCTTCTCTGCCAACACCACATTCTTTAGCAATAGAAATAACTGTTCTTAATTTATTACAATATTGATCTATTAACCATTCTGAATCTTTATGTTTTCTTTTTATTTTAAATTTTTTTCTCAGTCCAGTAATTTTTGGTTGAGAAACACCAAAATATTCTGCAATTTGATTGTCTTTTAAATTTTCTTTATATATTAATTCTTCTAATTTTTCTTTTGTAATATCTTCAGGCATATTGAATATTTCCTTTCTATAAAAAAGTTATCCTTCTATACCTGCATTATACCATAAAATTATTTCCTGTTCAATGTATACATTGTTTACTCATATCTTATAAAGATATTTTCAATAGTCTCTGAACCTTTATCTTTGTCACCAAAGATACTTGGCTGCGGATTGTCCAATCTTAATCTTTTTTACTCTACCAAGATAATTACTCTTGCCCCACATTATATCACTATATATGGTTAGTAGATTAAGCTCTAAGGAGATCCCCGTCAATTTAGGAAATTTAAAGAGGGCATGAATTTGTCCACCCTCTGCGCCAGCGTTAGAGGCAATTAGGACATTGCATTCTTGTGTATTATTAAATTTTTGTAATTGATTGTATCGTTCTTCACTTGAATGAGAGCCATTAATAAAGGCGATTTGAATTCCTTTAAAACGATTTTCTAAATATGTTTTAAGAATCCCTTGTGCTGTTCTATACTTACAGAACACAACAACTTTTTCGCCTTCACTTAAAATACTCTCGACTAAGTCTAAGAATAATTCAATCTTTTCAGATTTTTCACCAGTCACATATTCTTGTGCCGCTTTACTATCGCTTAGTAATAATAACTCATCACTAATCGTAAGTTCTTGAGCGAATGTTTGTTTCATTAAGATCATATTGTCGATCTTATTGAATTCTTCATTTTTTCTTGCTTCTTCAATCGAATTAAATCG